CCGCCGGCAGCCCCTGCGGGGGGCTCAAAGAGAGAGAATCCAAAGACCCAAGCAGCCGACTTGACCGTCAGACCAACTAGGTCTGACTCAAGCCAACAGGCCTCCTCGAAACCCGGTGCGGTTCAGATTCTTCGGCGGCAGGTCCATGGATGCGCGAGACAAGGATGCGCACGCGGGCCACAGTAGCAAGGAAAAAAACAAATGTCAGCCTTCAACTATCGCGATCTCGTGCGTCAGGTGCGCAACCAGTACTGGGAGTTCTACTTCCAGGCCCGAAAAATCGAATTGCCCGAAGGGGCAACGTGGTCTCAGCCCGAAAAGGAAGTCCAGGCCAGCATGCAGAAAGGCTTCGAAGCCTTGGACGAGGGCAAGCTGACATCGGTCTACGCAGAACTGCGTCGCGTGAAATGCATGGCCTCTGTGCGCGGGGTCCAGGCTCTGCGCAACACGGTGCCACTGGGGCATGCGATGTTGGACGACTTTGAGCACCACATCAGTGATGCCGAGCGAGTACTTTGGGCACTGATCAACTGGCCCACCAAACTCGCCGAGGCCGAGTCCATCATCCAGGCCGATGCTGAAATTGGAAAGCGCACATGGCGTCGTATCCAACTTCCACCTGGGCAAGAGTTGCACCATGAGGCTGTCGACATCGACCCCCTGCGCAAGGCCCTGGCTGAAGCCTTTACGCCGAAAAAAGGCCGTCCCCGTGCATGCGAGATTGACGTGCTGACACGCCATCTCGACGGTGGGGTGCAGTTGGACATCCGTGTAGAGGACAACCTTCAACGCAGCCTTGAGTTTGGGGCAGATGACAAGACGCTGTGGCGTGACGTGCGTCCGCCCCTGCGTATGACCGCAATCATCTACCCCGAAAGTGGCGTGATTGACTTGTTGGTGGTTGGTGGTGAGAAGGCGCGGCAGAAGCTCATCGGTCCATTGGGCACGCATGTGTTCAAGAAGCCTCTGGAGCCGATGACCGTGAATCAGCCGCTTTTCTTGCTCAACCGGTTGCGTGAAGGTGTCATGCCGGACGAGCACAGCGGACTGGATCTGCATGACCATGGGGTGGTGAAGGTTCGGCTCTCCGAGTGCCGCCTCCGCTCGGTTCAACGGCCTCTGTGTGATTACGTGGTCAAGCCGCCAGCTGACAAGGACGCGCCTGATGCATTGGAGTGTGTTCGTGTGCAACACACCTCTACGCTCATGGGCACGGGCTTCAATTTCATCAGCGCAACCGTGAGTCTGTATTTCATGCCAGAAGGGGACTCCAAGAAAGGTCGGGCGCTGCACATCGGTTTGAAGCCGACGGGCATCAGCAACCTGCGGGACATGGAAGAAGCGGATGCCCGACTGGCGGAAAAGCTCGTATTGGCTTTGGGGGTGATGCAACAGCCGCCGACCACAGAAGCAGCTGATCAACCTGCAACTGCCATTGAAGGCGCCTGATCGTGGGCCCCATCAATGCGCCTGCATTGGCGGAGCTGTCCAGGTTGCTGGAGCAGCCTGGGCATCATCTCTTGCCAGATGCAGTGTGGGTCAGTGGCCAAGCTGAGGTGTTCAAGCATCTGAGGGATGTTCAGGCGCTGAGTCTTGGCCCTGAATTGACCGATGCCGTGTTGTGTCCAGACTGCATGAGCGGTGCAATACGGCCCGAACAAGTCGCACATGGATCTCAAATTGGGCTTCGGGCCTACTGTGGCGAGTGCGGCTGGGTGCCGCTAGAGAAGGAGCGAGCGCGTCTTTGGCAGGCGAGCCCTGCCAAGGTTGCCGACTGGCTCAACGCGTCATTGGGATTGAGGTCGCGGTATCAGGTCACGGAGATTGTCAACGGCGTGCTGTGGCATCTGGGGGAGCGTGAATACAAGCGGCATCGTCACAGCCTGTTTTTCGGATGCCAACTGGCAGCAAACCAAGCCGACGTGGACGAGGCCCTTGGGAAGGCTTCAGCACCCGGCATGGATCTGACCATCACCACAAGTGAAATTACCGTTCTACAGTCAGGTCGGCTGGGTAGTCGGGTGCTGGTGCCCCTGAGGGCCGTTGCGCAACTTCGCAAGGGCAGCTTGGTGATTGAAAACCTTGAAGCCTATGTCGATGGCCTTGCCCCTCTCGTCGTCTCAGACGAAACATCGCTGCGGCTTTTGGAAACCAAGCGGGTGGCATTGATCGGCGGCGCCGAAGTCTCGCTCTCACCGCAGGTATTCAAATTCCTGAAGGTGTTGCTTGACGCGGACGGCGATGAGGTTCACAAGCGCCAGATCGCTGCGGCACTGGAGATTCCCGATACCTTCAGGTTCGCTGATATCAAGAAGCGGCACCCTGAGGTGTTCGAGACCTTTGTGCAGTCGGACCAGAAGGGCTACTACTGGCTGCATCCCGACTACCTGCTATCCGAAGGGGGGTGAACCGATCAGCACTCAACCCCTGAACTTCAACCGCTTACTTTTGAAAGACCACAAATGACTGGAAAAAACCAACACGTAGTTCGCCGTGACGACCAATGGGCCGTCCGTGGTGAAGGCAATACCCGTGACACCTCGCTGCACAACACGCAGGCCGAGGCAGAGCGCGCCGCGCGCGAGATCGCGATCAACCAAAAAAGCGAGGTTCTGATCCATGGCAGAGACGGTCGCATTCGCGATCGCAACAGCTATGGCAACGACCCATCACCGCCAAAAGGCTGATTTGCCCAAAAAGCGACCTTCAAGAACGGCCCGGACTAACCCTCCGGGCCTTTTTGTTTCTGGCGGGTGCATTTGCCGCATTTGCCCACCCCTTTCTGCCTCTTTGCCCACCCCTTTGCCCACCGGTCCTTTCCGAAACTTTCCTCACGTTTTCGCAATTACTTGAAAGGAGAAAAACGTGAGTGTCAAACACCTCAATCAACGGCAATTGGCTGACCGTTGGGACCTAAGCGAGGCCACACTGGAGCGCTGGCGCTCTGAGGGCATCGGTCCCGTATTCCTCAAACTGCAAGGCCAGGTCCGTTACCGGATCGAAGACATCGAAGCCTTCGAAGTCGACAGCCTGCGCAAGAGCACTTCCGAGCGTGAAGTCAGCGGAGGTGCAGCATGAGCACCGATGTGAATTTCACCCCCGAGCAGGTGCTGGCCACCCCAGCTGGCACGCTGGCGCAGCAACCCGCCGAACTGCTCTTCAGCATCAAGAACGCCGCTGCTGATCTGCTGGCTTCTGGCAAAGCCCTGAGCGATCACATCGACCAAGCCATCGACTTCAAGTGGAGCGAGCGTGCCCGCAACCTGCGCCACGACGCTGGCAAGGACACCGGGGTCGTTCACTTCGACGACGGCAACGTGCGCGTCACTGCCGACCTACCCAAGAAAGTCGATTGGGACCAGGCCCGTCTGGCCGAGATCACCCGCCGTATCACGGACAGCGGTGATGACGCAAAGCAGTACGTCGAGATCAGCTACCGGGTGAGCGAGACCAAGTTCAACGCTTGGCCCGAAACCCTCAAGTCCGCCTTCGAGGCTGCCCGCACCGTCAAGTCCGGCAAGCCCTCGTATCGCCTTGCCCTCGTGAAGGAGTAATCACCATGTTGTTCAAGAAGAAAACCCCTGTTCAGAAATTGCGTGAGCGCCCCGAATGGTATGTGCGCGAACTGCCCGACACCATCCGCGTGCCGGCCCTTGAGGGTCATCGTCAGCAAGAAGTGACCGTCCCCCTGGAGGACGCCACGCTGGACGACATGGCTTTTGCCATTGTCGGCATTGAAGCCCAAGTGGCACAAGCCCGTCGCGGCCTGAGTGGTCTGCGCGAGCTGTACGAGCAAGCCCGCAAACGGGGCGCCATTGGAACCAACACGGTGGCCGAGGTGTTCTTCAGCGATGAGTTCCAGGAGGTGGCCAAATGAGCTTGCCCATCATCACCGCTGACCAACGCTTGGCTGAGCGTCGTGGCGTCAAAGGGGTCCTGGTCGGGAAGTCTGGCATTGGCAAGACTTCTCAGCTCTGGACGCTCAATCCGGTCTCGACCCTGTTCTTTGATCTGGAAGCCGGAGACCTGGCCGTAGAGGGCTACGCAGGCGACACCATCCGTCCTCGCACATGGCAGGAATGCCGCGACTTTGCGGTGTTCATCGGTGGCCCCAACCCGGCGCTGCGCGATGACCAGCCGTACAGCGAAGCGCACTACCAGGCTGTGTGCCAACGCTTCGGCGATCCGGTCGTGCTGGACAAGTACGAGACGGTGTTCGTTGATTCGATCACCGTGGCCGGCCGCCTGTGCCTGCAATGGTGCAAGGGGCAGCCCCAGGCCTATTCCGAGAAGACCGGCAAGCCCGACAGCCGTGGCGCCTACGGTCTGATGGGCCAGGAAATGATCGCCTGGCTGACCCACCTGCAGCACACCCGTCGCAAGAACGTCTGGTTTGTCGGGATCCTCAACGAGGCTTTGGACGACTTCAATCGCCGCGTTTTTACGCTGCAGATTGATGGCTCAAAAACCGGACTTGAGTTGCCCGGCATCGTCGATGAGGTCATCACGCTGGCCGAAGTCAAAGCCGATGACGGTAGCAGCTACCGCGCCTTTGTGTGTCACACGCTCAACCAGTGGGGCTACCCAGCCAAGGACCGCAGCGGTCGCCTCGACGCAGTTGAGGAGCCGGACCTCGGTCGCCTGATGCAAAAGATCGCTGGTCCCGCACGCCCTGCCAGTGAGCGCCTGGACTTTGCCCGTCCGCAGCCCGTTACCTCCGAGGCTGCGCCCAACACCCCAACCACCGCCATTTCCTCTCAGGAGTCCTGATCATGACTTTTTTCGATTTCAATTCCGCCGCCGAGCAATCTAGCTACG